GCCTCGATGGGAATAGCGAAGGTCGCCGCACAAGCCTCTACTGTCTCATTAGGCGTCTCTGCCGTCCTACCATCTGCCGCCGTGATCGAACGCGCCGTGACCAGCGCCATGATACTCGGTGCGCCGTCACGCGATTGGTGGGCTAAACAATCCGCTGACGCTGTCTTCAAGTTCTCACAGGAAGTGCGCCAAGGTATCGCCGCATCAGAGACGATTGGACAAATCACGCAACGCGTTCTAACTGTGCTAGATACGACACAAGCGGGAGCTAGGGCATTGGTTCACACCTCTGTCTCAACGGTCGCTAACGAGGCGAGAATGGCCGTATATGAGGCCAACGATGACATTATAAAGCGATACCGCGCATTGGCTACGCTAGACACGCATACTTGCATGATTTGTGCGCCATTGGATGGCCTTGAGTGGGAGAAGGACGGGGCGCCAATCGGTCACAGCCTACCCTTCCCATCGTACCCCAAACACATCAATTGCCGCTGCTTGCTGCTGGGCAGAGTGACAACTGGTGAGCCGGGCGGCGGCAGAGCAACGGCGGGCGGGCCAGTATCGGCCAAGACAACATTCTCTGATTGGCTAGAGCGTCAACCGAAGTCCAAGCAGATCGAGATATTGGGCAAGGGTCGGGCCGAGTTATATCAGAGCGGCAAGATCACCCTGTCCGATGTAGTAAACGGCAGGGGATCACCTTTGTCGGTTAAACAACTGCAAGCGAAGTATCAATAGAGTCTAAGACTCAAACCCGCGCTGGAGGCGCAACACTATGGCAAAGCCCGATATTACACCTGAGCTACAAGAATACATCGACGAAGTCATCAGCGGATTGAAGGACAAGAATTCAGAGTTAATTTCCGAGGTTCGCAAGCTGAAAGTCGGCAAGGCAATCGACCCGGCTGACATGGAAAAGCTAGAGGCGCAGATTGACGCGCTCAAGGCTGATAATGCCAAGCTGACCAAGGACGGTAAAGGATTCCAGAAAGCGGCAGAGGATGCGGCAAAGGCGCTGGAGCAGGAAACTGGCTTTACGCAAAACCTGCTAATCGAGAACGGGCTGACCGCTGAACTTTCCAAGGCCGGAATTACCAACCCGCAATTCCTGAAAGCAGCGCAAGCAATGCTCAAGGGTAGCGCCTCCATTGTTGCCGATGGCGACAAACGAGTGGCTAGAATTGGCGACAAAGACCTAGCCGATGCTGTCAAAGAATGGGCCGCTGGTGATGAGGGAAAGCACTTCGTCTCTGCGCCGAATAGCTCTGGCGGTGGCGCACAAGGCGGCGGCGGCAAGGGCGGCGACAGCATGAAGATGTCTCGCTCCGCTTTCGAGGCGCTGTCACCGGGCGCTAAGTCAGAGTTTGGCAAGAAGGGCGGGACTCTGACAAACGAATAGGCCTTTTCAAGCTCCCGTGGCTTTGTTATACTGCGGGAGTTGATTGAACAGCGACTGAGTTGCTGCATCCGTTCGGTTGAGCCGATAGGAACTAAAACCTCTTATCTAATTACTGAATAGGTGACATTTATGTCCACGAATACGCTTACCAATCTATTGCCAAATCTATACGCCTCACTGGATGTAGTCTCACGCGAACTGACAGGTCTTATACCCTCAGTCACGATGGACTCGCGAGTTGATCGTGTTGCAAAGAATCAAACCGTTTACGTCCCTATCGCTCCAGCTAACACCGCTGGCGGCGACATTACGCCTGCGATGGCAGTTCCAGCCGAGTCAGATCAGACTATCGGCAGTTCCTCAATCGTGATTGACAAGTATCGCGCCTTCCCGTTCTCATGGGACGGTGAGGAGCAGCGTGGCGTCAACTCCGGCCCCGGCTACCCTGACATTCGCAACTCGCAAATCCAACAGGCTATGCGGGCCGCAGTCAACGAAGTTGAAACAGACCTTGCCGTTCTTCAGAAGCAGTTTAGCCGCGCCACTGGTGCTGCTGCAACTACTCCTTTCGGCACCGCTGGCAACTTCACCGATGCAACAAACGCTCTGAAAATCCTCAAGGATAACGGCGCACCTGCAAGCGACAACCATCTAGTGATGAACACTGCTGCTGGCGCTAAGTTCCTCGGCCTTCAGGGTAATTACTCTGTAACCAACGATGCAAGCATCATGCGCCAAGGCGTTTTCTTGTCAACTGCTGGCATGGATTTGCGCGAGTCTGCACAGATCAACACTAGCACTGCTGGCACCGCTGCAAGCGCCACAAGCACAAGCGCGGCATTCACAGTTGGTCAAACGGTAATCCCGTTGGCTACTGCTGGCACAGGCTTGATTGTTGCGGGTGACGTAATCACTTTCGCAAACGACACGAATCAGTATGTCGTGACCTCTGCGACTTTTGCGGGCGCTAACCCTGCAAGCGGTGACACAATCACACTAGCCGCTCCCGGCCTTCGTGTTGCTCAGGGCGTTGCTACTCGCGCCATCACTGTTGTCGCTGCTGCTGCTCGTAACATGGCGTTCAACCGCTCTGCTATCGTGCTGGCAACTCGCCTACCAGAGCGTCCAAGCGAAGGTGATATGGCGATTGATGTCTCTACCATCACCGACCCACGCTCCGGCTTGACCTTTGAAGTGGCGGTTTATCCCGGCTATCGCAAAGTTCGCTACGAACTTGCACTTGCTTGGGGCGTAAAAGTCATCAAGCCAGAGCATTGCGCCCTATTGCTGGGATAGCATAAGCGTTAACCTTGACAAGAAAACTGTCATTGGTTAAAATAGAGCCTCTTTAATAGGAGGCTTTATGCTTAAAAAATTCAATCTTGTAGAAACAAAAGCAAAAACTATAAGTGTTGGGGATGTTTTCGGAAGGCTGTCAGTTTTGGCGGTTGGTCAGGTTCCCGGCACTTATAGATATTTTGCAGTTTGTAAATGTAGTTGTGGAAGTCAAGCCAAGGCTGTTCGGTCAGACAGCTTGGTAATGGGAAAGGTTGAATCGTGCGGGTGCATCCAAAGGGAGCGCTCGACAACGCACGGGATGACCGCATCTGGGCAGTACGGCAGATGGCGGCACATGATGAGCAGGTGCTACAACGAGGGCGATAATTCATACAAAGATTACGGCGGCAGAGGAATCACAGTTTGTGACCGCTGGCACCAAGTAGAAAACTTTGTTGAGGATATGGCGCCATCCTACATCGAAGGTCTTGAAATAGACAGGCGCGATAACGATGGCAACTACGAGCCTTCAAACTGTAGGTGGGTTACACGCGCAGACAACGCAAACAACCGTAGAACTGGCCACATGCTAACCCATAACGGAATTACCCAATCGCTAACAGACTGGTCTAAGCAAACAGGCATCGGAATCGGCACCCTGAGCGAAAGAGTGAATGTCTTGGGCTGGAACGCAGAGCGAGCAGTTACCGAGCCGGTAAATGACCGCGTAGAGAATATGCGAAACGCACAGAAGGCAAGATGGGCAGGACACAAGAAAGCGCCAAAGAAAGCAACAAATCCAAAGCCATTAAGACTTGTCACGCTTGATGGTAAGTCATTATCCATAGCCGAGTTGCACGCAATGACCGGTATACCCAAAGCCCTTCTTCGCAAACGAATCTTTGAGCGAGGCTGGTCGGTAGAGAAAGCAATAGCGGACAGAGGCGATTATGACGATAGTAGTAGAAGATGGAACGGGAAAGTCTGACGCCAACTCGTTCACAAGCGTTGCAGACGCCACAACATATCACGCATCGCGTGGAAACTCCGCATGGGCTGCTTTAGCCTCTGACACTATCCGCGAGCAGGCGCTAATTCGCGCCGCCGATTATATGGAGCAGGCTTATCGTAACCGATGGGCTGGCTACCGCGTTACATCAACACAATCTCTATCATGGCCCCGCTCTTGGGTGCCGATGGACGATGTTGATTATATCTCGACATACTACGACAACGACACGGTGCCTACTCTTGTCGCCAACGCTTGCGCTGAATTGGCGCTAAAGGCTGCGACAGCTACTCTACTATCAGATCAAGGCCAAAACGTCACCAGCGAGACTGTAGGGCCGTTGTCGGTAACGTATGACAAGTACAGCGGGCAAGCGACGAGGTACACGGCAGTTGACTCAAGCCTTGCGTCACTATTTGCAAATGGCGGCTCATCAATTCAGATGAAAGTGGTGCGACGTTGAGTTTCAACTACGCCAAGTCACAAGCAACAGCAACCAAACTGCTTACGCAATTCGGGCAGACGGTAACGCGCAGGACGTACACGGCTGGCGCTTACAATCCAGCAACGGGCGCAAGCGCACAGACTACCGCAGACACCAGCCGCATCGGCGTCTTGCTTGATTACAGCAACAAGGGCGAGCAGTACGTCTCTGGCAACCTGATTCAAGTTGGAGACAAAAAGTTACTGCTTGACGGCGCGGGAGATGCTGCGCTGACTGACCGTTACATAGTGCAGAGCATAGAATACTCTGTTCTATCCGTGATGGAGTTAAAGCCATCGGCCACAACTGTAATGTTTGAATTGCATCTGAGGGTATCGTGAGCTTTTCTGCTGATCTAAGCAAGTTCTGCCACAAGGAAGCGCCAGAGAAAACGAATAAGATTGTGCGCGGCGTTGTGATTGAAATAGCAAACAGGCTTATTTCACGTTCGCCAGTTGGTGATGCAAGTTATTGGCAGTCGCCGCCCCCCGCTGGATATGTTGGCGGACACTTTAGACACAATTGGCAGTACGGCTTCGGCTCCGCGCCATCGACAGAGCTTGGCGGCACAGAGAATGACGCAAAGGCAAGAATCGAGAGTCAGGCATCGA